TAGTATTCCTAATGCTTTTGATTATTATTATGATAGATTAAAGAAATTTTCATTATTAAGAGCTTATAATGCTTATGGAATTGATGTATCAGATATATATGATCCAGATGACATTCTTGATATAAAAAAGCGTCAATTACAAGAAGATAAATTAGATAATACAACTTTAGTTCAAATTGCTGATTTAGTAGATAAGAAAATAGAAGATATTAGATTAAGATATGTTGATGAGGTAATTGACGAAGCTGCGCAAGCCGGAGAAGGAATAACAGAATTAATTCAAGGGTTTAAAGATAATCCAGAAGCTGGAGTTGCTCTATATGGACCACTGATTAATACAGTAACACGAGGAGCAAGATTAAAGAAGTTTTATTTGCGCTCGGCCGCTACAGGCGTCGGAAAATCCAGATCTATGGTAGCAGATGCGTGTTATATTGGTTGTAATAAAATGTATGATGAAATTTTTGGTTGGATAAAAACAGGTCCGGCGCAACCAACTCTTTATATTGCGACAGAGCAAGATTTAACTGAAATTCAGACAATGATGTTAGCTTTTATCTCTGATGTTAATGAAGAGCATATTATTGATGGACAATATGAGGGTGATGAAGAAGAGAGGGTGCTTCAGGCAGCTGAAATCTTAAAAAAATCACCTTTATATATAGAACATTTACCCGATTTTTCTTTGCAAGATGTTGAAAACAAAATAAAAAGAAATATTAGAGATCATGATATAAAATATATTTTTCACGATTATATTCATACTTCAATGAAAATTCTTGAAGAAATAACTCGTCGAAGTGGCGGTGTTAGACTTCGTGAAGACAATATTTTGTTTATGTTATCTAATAAAATTAAAGATATATGTAATCAATATGGCGTTTTTATAATGTCTGCAACTCAGCTTAATGCAGATTATCAGACAAGTGAAACTCCAGATCAAAATCTTCTTCGTGGTGCAAAAAGTATTGCAGATAAAATTGACTTTGGCGCAATTATGTTACTTGTAAAAGATGATGATAAAAAAGGATTAGAGAAGATTCTTGCTACTGGAACTTTTGAAACACCTACAATAAAGATTTCAATTTATAAAAATCGTAGAGGAAGATATAAAGGTATTTATCTTTGGTGTAAGGCAGATTTAGGCACCTGCCGCATCAAACCCATGTTTGCGACCGGTTGGGACTATGAACTTATTCCGATAGATGATACAAGAATATATATTGCAAGTGCGTTCCCAGATGATGAGGACGAAGATTAAGGAGTATAAATATGTTAAGAAAAAATGAAAATTTTACAACAGATGTAGTAATGACTGGAACTGGTTCTTTAATTAAAGCTGGTTCTATAGAATATCAAATGCCAAGAAAATATGCAAATGAAATTTTAAGTACTCGCAGAGGTCAAGAAAAAAATATGCGTCCTCAAGATTTTTTGGTAAAATATGTAAATGATGAATGCGGCTTACTTCGCGCTTGCACAAAGGTGATTATAATCTAATGTTAGTTTTTGATAAACAAGAAATAAGAGATAGTTTATCAATAGACAATATATTTGAAATGTTAGAAGAGTGGGGCGGTGAGCCAGAGTATTGTCCAACTGGTCTTATCGCCCGCACTATTTGTCATAATCATTTAAACGATGATGCTTCACGAAAATTATATTATTATGAAAATACAGGTCTTTTTAGATGTTATACTGGATGTGATGAACCTGTATTTGATATATTCCAACTTTGTATAAAAGTTATGGATTTACAACATAATGTAGCTTATGATTTGAATGATGCAGTTAGGTGGATAGCTCGTCGTTTTGGAATGGCAGGAAGAGAAGAAGATAGTCCAGAAGAAGAAGGATTAGAAGATTGGAAAATTTTGGCAAATTATTCTCGTATTAAAGATATACAGATTAGTGCGCCTCATGTAATTCTTGAAGAATATGATGATACTATCTTATCTCGATTTAATTATGATGTAAAAATTAAACCTTGGTTAGATGAAGGAATATCTCAGCAAGTACTTGACCATGCGGAAATTGGATATTATCCAGGAGATGCGCAGATAACAATTCCTCATTTTGATAAAGATGGAAGATTTATTGGATTGCGCGGCCGCACACTTGTACAAGCTGAAGCAGAGCAATATGGAAAATATCGTCCAATAAGAGTTAATGGATAGATGTATAATCATCCTCTTGGATTGAACCTTTATAATTTTAATAATGCAAGATGTATTATCCCAAAAATGAAAAAAGCAGTTGTATTTGAGGGTGAAAAGTCAGTTCTTAAAGCTCAAACTTATTTTGGATTTGAAAATGATATTTATGTTGCTTGCTGCGGCAGTAGCCTCTCTTCCTACCAAACACAGCTCTTAATAGACGCTGGAGCGCAAGAAATAATTATTGCTTTTGATAGACAGTTTCAAAACGTTGGTGATGATGAATATCATCATTTAGTAAATAATCTTAAAAAAATTAAAATGAAATATAAGAATTATGTACAAATTTCTTATATTTTAGATAAGCATAAATTAACAAAATATAAAGATAGTCCCATAGATTGTACTCAAGATATATTTTTACAATTATTCAGAGAAAGGATATAAGGCTGATAGTGATTAATTTATTTATAAGAAAAGTGATATATATTGATAGGTAGTGATATGATGAAAGGAGGTTGAGTATTCTATGGAATATCAACTTTTAACATCAGGTATCCCGACAAGAGAGTTATCGCCGGTTGAACTGGTGTTTTTTAATAGGGGGATTGATCCCTCTGACATCGATCACTATCTTCATACTACAGAAGATGATATTCTAGACCCAGAGCTACTCGATAACATAGCTTTTGGTGCAAAAATGTTTATTTCTCACCTAGCCGCAGGTGATAAAATTTTTGTATAGGTTGATAGCGATGTAGATGGTTATACTTCTGCAGCCGCTCTTATTAACTATGCAAACATGATTGCGCCAGGTCATGCGCAATAGAATATCTCTTATCGCATCCATGATGGAAAAGAACATGGTATTATTTTGGATTCAATTCCAGACGATGTAAAACTAGTTATAGCGCCGGATGCGAGTAGTAATGATTATGAGCAACATAAAGCCCTTAAAGAAAAAGGTATAGATGTGCTTGTAATCGACCACCACGAAGCCGACTAGGTTTCAGAATATGCTTGCGTAATTAATAATCAATTAAGTAAGTCATATCCAAATAAAACATTATCAGGTGTTGGTGTTGTTTATAAATTTTGTCAGTTTATAGATAGATTTTTAAATAAACATTACGCAGATGATCTTCTAGACTTAGTCGCCATTGGCATGGTTTCTGATATGATGGATTTACGCGATTATGAAACCAGAGAATTAATTACTCTTGGAAGTGTCAAGTTGCGAAATCCTTTTATCGTGAACTTTGTCAGTGCGTAGAGTTATTCCTTAAAGGGAGAGGTTACACCATTTGGAATTTCATTCTACATCGCCCCTTATGTTAATGCAACAATTCGTGTTGGCACATTGGACGAAAAACTGCTCCTATTTGAATCAATGTTGGACTTTCGTGCTTATGAAAGAATACCTTCAACTAAGCGCGGCTGTAAAGGACAATTTGAAGCGCGAGTGGAGCAAGCTTGTAGGAATTGCAAAAATATTAAGAATAGACAAACAAAAGCAAGAGATACAAGCCTAGAAGTAATTGAGAAAATCATTAAGGAGAATAATTTACTTTCGCACCCTATTTTAATTATTTAGCTTGATCATCCAGTAGAAGAGAATCTAACGGGATTAATAGCAAATCAAATTATGGGAAAATATATGCGGCCGGTGCTTCTTTTAAACCAGCATATTGAAATTGATGAAGATACTGGTGAAGTATTAAAATTCGCTTGGCGAGGTTCTGGGCGCAATGCGACTTATTCTAAATTAGAAAATCTAAGAGAATTTTTAGCGGACAGTGGTCTTGTTGAATATGCGCAAGGTCACGCTTCAGCTTTTGGAGTAAGTATCTTAGATGAACATTTAGAAGAATTAAAAAATTATATTGATGAAAAGCTAAAAGATTTTGATTTTAGTAATTGTTATCGAGTTGATTTTATTTGGCTGGCAAATGAAGCAGAAAAATATAAAAAAGGTATAATGGATTTAGGTAAATTACATGCATATTGGGGTCAAGGATTACCTGAGCCGCAAGTTGCGATAGAAAAAATTCAAGTAAGAAGTACAAATCTTGTATTAATGTCACCAGATAAAAAACCAACTTTAAAAATTATTCTC